ATACGGAGAAGCCTATGTCCGCAAGGTGCGCGGAAAAATGGGCGGACCTCCACAAGAGTTGTACCTGATTAGACCAATTGACATTACGCCAAAGATGGGCAAGACATGGATTGAAGCCTACGAGTACAACCCCTCTGGCTCTAAGGCGAGGAATTCTGAAACAGAAATTATCCCAGCAAAGGACATTGTGGCGTTCCGCCTCCCGGGAAACTTTGTAGACCCAACGCGCGGTCTATCGCCGCTTTCGGCAATCCGCCGAGAGGTAGAGGTAAGCGTCATGGCATCCGAGCACACCAATGCGTTGCTCCGCAATCTTGGCGTGCCAGTTGGCGCATGGGTTGCGCCAAAGGACAGCGATCTCACCGTGCAAGACCAGTCTGCGATTAAGAAAGTTCTTGCGGCTCTATCTGGACCAAAGAATGCGGGAAAGAGCGCGGTTCTCCCCGGTGGCTTGGAATGGCAGCAGTTAGGAATCCCAGAACAGGACGCGCAGTACCTCAACGCGCGAAAGATTAGCCGCATGGCAATTGCTTCCGCCATGGGAATTCCCCTGCAACTAGTTGGCGACGACGAGCATTCGGGCGTATACCGATCAGTTCGCGATGCCGAGCAGGTCTTCTGGCGCAGGTTGAAGAATGAATTGGGCTGGATTGCCGACATTCTTGATTCGTGGCTTACTACCGAGTTTGATACAACGGGTCGCCTCACCGTGCAGTTTGATGTTTCCTCTATTGAGGCGTTGCGCCCAACGCCACAGGAAGAACTTATGCTCTGGACGCAGTTGATGGATCGCAGCGTGGTCACACCTAACGAGGTGCGCGCTCACTTTGGTCTTGGTGCTCCGACATCATGGGGAGACACGCCGCTCCTTGGCGGTCAGCCAAAGGAAGGCGTAACGGGCAAGACCCCAGTGTCTATTACAGAAGTTCCCGTACAGGGAACAGCCGTAGAAGAGGATCATGTGGTGGATGCTCCGCCAATTATGTCGTGGTTTGACCGAGAGACAAGGCTATACGGGCGACAGGAGATTAAGCAGTTCGTGGCTGGTGGCGCGCTAGACGCTTCGTCAATGGTAGGATTCCCCGTAACAGACGCGGAGAAAGAGGCTATTGAACTAGGGATCAAGAGACGCTACAGTAGTAAGCAGATTGCTCACGGCGTTGCAGAAGATGGCTACCAAGGATTGAAGGGAGTACAGGCATGAAGCACTTGAAGATTGCGGCAACCGCAGACGGCGGAATCGTCATTGAGGGTTACGGCGTACCCTTTGGCGGACCGATCAAGGGTCGCGACCTTCACGGACAGTTCTTCAGCAAGAAGACAGACTTTGCCCTTGACCTCATCCCCGACGGTCAGCGCCCGCTGCTCTTTCAGCACGGTCTTGATTCGTCCGTAGACACGGCGGTCATTGGTCGCTGGGGCGTTAAGCGCATTGACGACGGCGGCGTATGGGTACGCGCGCAGTTGGATGCCCGCTCCGAGTACATTAACGAGATTAAGGAACTTGTAGACAACGATGCGCTTGGTTTCTCTTCGGGAACCATGGGTCACCTTGTCAAGGTTGCTCCAAAGACGGGCGAAATCCTCAAGTGGGCGCTTGTTGAGTTGAGCCTGACTCCAAACCCAGCCAACCCAAATGCCTACATTGTGCGCGGCAATAAGTCCGCTTCGGCACATGTGAAGTCGCTATTCGCGACAAAGCATGGCGATCATGACCAGTCCGAGCATGGAAGTTGGGCTTCTGGCGGCGGCGCTGGCGGCGACAAAGGCGAAAGCAAGGAAAAGTCTAAGGCGGGATTCTACGGTTCAGACCATTGGGATAAGCCCGGCATGCCAAAGACGGTTGTCGTATCAGAAATGACCCGCGACAAGTACGACCGAGCCATTCTGCCAATGCCCGACAGTTACCCCGGCGGAAGAAATGGAGCAAACGGACGAAGCGCATGGACTGCGGTTACCACGGCGGATTCTAATGGTTGGTTAGACGAAAATGACGATGTTACAAAACTAACATCGGGTCTAGACATTCCGTACATTCCAGCAGAGAACATTACAAGTCCAGAGGCTTGGACATTTGCCCTTGGGTTTGCAAACGGCACGCTAGACTTGGCTCCTTCAGATGACAACAAAGGAAATGTCATTGAGCCAATGAGTCTAAGCCGAGACAAGGAAGACTTTATTACTTTGTCTGACAGGCTGACCGATGTCAATGCTCATTCGTCTGCGGCAACATTTGACTCCCTTATTGCCACTTGGGATGACTTTGGACCGGGGGCAAGCAAGAAGAGCCTTAAGGTCAAGCGTTCAACCAAGCATGGTGACCATGACCAGTCCGAGCACGGGAACTGGGCTACGGGCGGGGGCGGATCGGACAAGGAAGATAAGGGCGCGCGCGACACTAACCGAGTTGAAGCGAATCGCCGCTCTAGTGGCGCTTGGCAGGAAAAGTTTGGAAAAGTGGGCGAGTACCGCGCTACGGGCGAGACCATGGAGTTGGCAAAGACGCTAGTTTCTGAGGCTTCCGACTCTAGGTCAGCAAACGAACGGGTTGTCGCAGCCCTCCACATGGCTTCCCAGTGGAACTCTAAAGGACCTGTAACTATGCCAAATGGTCAAATTCCTTTGAGTGGCAGGTCGGTAGAAGAGGAACTTGCTCGCCGCGTTGAATTTAGTCCTTCAGAACCAGACAAGCAGTTTCACCTCAACCTCTTGGCAGACTTAAGGGGAGAAACGCCAGAAGAGATTCAGGCGGAGATTGACATGGACAAATTTAACGACTGGATGTCTGGCTACGATGTGCCGGGAATGCCCAAGACCCTCCGCGTAAAGCGGACATAACTTCTGTTACACTCCTCTAGCCAGTTGCCTATGTGGGCGACTGGCGCTTAGACGGAGAGACCGAAGACGCGAACGCTCACGCTGACGCTCCATCGGACAACCTGACGAAAGCATCGTTTAGGCAATGAACTTTCGGGTTCACAACTGATAGGAGAATAATCGTGGCAGACAACGATTTCCTGTCGGAGAATGAGGTTGAGTCTCTCGTCGCTAAGGCTGTTACTAAGGCTGTAAAGAGCCTTAATACAGTTGACGAGGATGCCCGACCAACGGCTCCGACCAAGGCTGCGGGATTTAACCGTGGTACTTATGGTCTTCCAAACCTTGGCGTTGCAGTTAAGTCCGCGTTCCGTGGGCAGACTGTCAACGGCGGTGAGTTTGAGAAGGACTTCTCACAGGCAGCAGCCGAACTCTTCGGCTACAAGGGCGCGGCTGGCGATGACTCGCTGACTTCGCGTTCTATCGTTTGGGCTAAGACCCCAGAAGAGGCTCGCGCTGTTCTTCACGCCATGGGCGAGGGGAAGCACGCGGCGCGAGTGGATTCAGCCATTAAGGCTGCATCTGAGGGTACGACCACCGCTGGTGGATACCTCGTTCCCCCTCTCTACGCGCAGGATGCGTTCCAGTACGCTTTGGTTCCGAACATTGTGTTCCGCAACCTTCCCGGACTGACAACGATGCCTGTACGGACGAACCTTGTTTACCTCCCGCGCGAAGACGCTCGTGCAGGTGCAGCAACCGCTGCCGAAGCAGGATCGCTCACCGCTCAGGATGTAACTTTCGCGCAGCAGTCAATCACCATCAAGAAAGCGTATGGCTATCGCGTATTCAGCAATGAATTGCTTGCCGACGCTGATCCTTCGTGGAATGAGTTCATTACGAAGACGCTTCTTCGCGATGTGGCTCTCTTTGCGGATCAGCAGCATCTTGAGGGTACGGGTTCAGGTAACGAGATCACTGGTCTCGCGTCAATCAGCGGCACGACTACAGGTCCTTCAACGGGAACCAACGGTCGCGCACTAACCTTTGATGACCTGTACAACGCGGTCTATCACCTGCGACTAGCAAATGTGGAGCCACAGAGCGGCACGGGCGCATGGATCATGCACCCACGCACTCTTAACTCGCTGATGCAGTTGAAGGACAACAGCAATCAGTACCTCCTCACGGCGGCTCAGGGCTACAACGCCCCGATGACGCTTGGCGGCGGGTTTGCTGCCAGCAACGGACCAAAGGCTTCGCTCCTTGGTATTCCGGTGTATGTGTCCACGCAGATCGCAATTAACCGCACGACGGGTTCAAGCACTGACACCACAAATGTCTACCTGCTTGACTCCAGCAAGGCGGTTCTTCTTGAGCGTCAGGGCATTGAACTCGCGTTCTCGGATCAGGTAGGTTTCGCGACCGACCAGTCCGCGTACCGGGCAATTGCTCGCCACGGCATCGCTGCCGTGCAGCCAACGGCTGTAGAGAAGATCACGGGTGTCCGAGTCTAATTAGGTTCGGTTCTACCGTGAGACAAGACCCTTGGGAGTTCGCTCCCAAGGGTCTTGCTCTATACTGACCCCATGCCAACTGCAATCGGTTCCTATGTCACCCTCGCCGTCGCTAAGGCGCGCCTTGGCATTCCTTCGGCAGATACCACTGACGACTCGCTGCTTACAAGCCTGTGCGATCAGGTCAATGCCTACATTGAGTCCTACACGGGTACGGTTCTGGCTCCCATTGCTGGCACGCTCACCAAATACTTTGATGGAGACGAGCGGGTAAACACCCGCGTGTTACTAATCCCAAAGGGAGTCCGCACAATTACCCTGCTGGAGAACTCTGCATACACGGGCGGTCCGTACCAGACTATCCCCTCCTCTGACTATTTCTTGCGCCCCTCTAACGCCGACCTCAACCCCGGCTTCCCTTACACCGAGTTGGTTATGACCAATGTGCCAAGCGCAGGTAACCCGCTTCCAACCTTTAACCCGGGCTTAAACAACATCCGCATTACCGGCACTTGGGGCTGGGATGCAATCCCGGATGAAATTAAAGAGGTTGCAGAGGTAATGCTCGTGCGCGCGTGGGCGGGGCGACAGGCTGGGCAGACAGATCAAATCGGGGTCAGCGAAGGGGGAATGCCGATTATCAGTCGCACAGTCTCCCTTCGCGACCGCGAAACCCTAAATAGGTTTAGACTAAAGCGACCCGACAGGATCGGCTAAAGAAAGTAGGAGGAGTTGAAATGGCAACCAAGAAGCCAATGTCATGGAACCCAGACGAGGTAATCAAGCGACCAGTTGACCCAGAGATCGCCAAGGAGCGGGCGAAGATGGGAATGGGCGACGAGGAGCCTTCGCTTCCGCTTACCGAGGAGCAGAAGCGCGCACGCGCAGAACGCTTTGTCTGGAAGCCGGGAGACCTCCGCCGAGTTCGCTAATGCCCCGCCTCTTCGCGGTAGTGCGCGCGCGCAAGCACGCCGATCACAACCAAGAGGATCACGGCAATTGGGCAACGGGTAGGTTTGCACAAGGAACACCGCGAGGCTCAAACGGCTTCAATGTAATTTCCGCCATACGAAATCAGTTGCCAACAGATCAGTACAAAACAAAAGTGTACGCAGCGGCAAACAAATTGTTCCCGACAGAAAAAGCGGGAAATACTGCGCCAGTAGGTCCTCAGAGAAAGGACTTTGCCACTTACGAGGAGTACGCGAAAGCGTTTAAGGAGTATGACAAGGCGTTTGACAAATACGCCCAGACCGCAATGGAGTATTTGGCTTCAGACACTGGCAGAGAGTTGCTAGACGGCTCCCTAAAAGGCGTAAAAGCCTATGTTCAGACCGTTTGCACCTCCGACTGGTTTAGGGAAGCCTTTGGTGACGGCAGAGCAATGGGCGGCATCCCACCAGTCAAAGTAACGACTGCTGGAGACGAGTCTGGTTCATTTCGCATGAAATCCACGCCCGATGGCTTTACGGCGGAAACAAGTTTGCGATTCAACAACGCAGCGTTTACAAGGGAGCCAACACTACTTCACGAAATTGCCCACTTTGCAACTGCTATTAGCGCAACGGAGAAATACGAACCTCATGGGGTAGAGTTTGCCAAGAACCTTGTATTCATTGCTGAACAAGTTGCTGGTTCTGAATTTGCAGAACTCATGCGTACTTCGCTCATAGAGGAGGGCGTTCCAATTGACAACTGACAATCAGGAAATGTTTGAGTGCGTCATCCCCTTGCCTGACGCGCTTATCCGAAAGCCGATGGGCGAGCCATCTAAGTCCGTAAAGCATGGCGACCATGATCAGTCCGACCATGGCAACTGGGCGGACGGTAGCGGGGATGGAAGCAAGGAGAACCCTATCCGCACAAACAGCGTAGAAGACGCTGCGCGGGCGCTTGGGGAGGGCAAGCATGTGGAGTTGAGAACCCCAGATCAGGTGGCGGTCTTGCTGGATCGCCTTAATGAGTTGGCAAAGGAAGCAGAGGCTGCTGGTTCAAAGGCAAAGAACATTGACCTTTGCCAGTTGACCGTTCCCGGCACAAACCTGTTCTGCGTTGAGTCCAAAGGCATTCCTAGGGTAGAGATGCCGCAACTAAAGGGCATCCCAAACAGCGGTAGCGCCGCCTCCGACCTACCCGCCGACAAGCGCGGAGAGGTTGACATCACCGAGGCGTATCTTGAGCGGCTCCGATCATCTGGCGTTTCCCTTGCCGAGGATGAGGCGCTCGCCAGCCACCTAAAGGCAACGCAGAATGAGTTGAATGGCGGCAAGGTTGCAGGGATTATGCAAGCCGCGCGCGCGGGAGAACTTGACCTCAACCAGCCAATTGTTGTGTCTAAGGACGGGTACATCGTGGACGGGCATCACCGCTGGGCAGCGAAAGTTGCCCTTGAGCACGACGGCATTGACGACCCAGAGACCGACATGAAGATTCCCGTAGTCCGCGTAGACCAAGACATCCTTGAAATCCTTGAATCATCCAAGCAGTTCGCTGCCGACATGGGCTTGCCACAGGTTGCAGTTAAATCTCTTAAACACGCTGACCACGATCAGTCCGAGCACGGAAACTGGGCGACGGGTGGCTCTGACGGGCAGTACACGGGAAAGCCACGCTCCGCTGCCTCGCGCGCGCGTATGGGCGAGCATACGGACCGCTATGGAGACCCAGAGCGCAGGGAGTCAGGGCGGCGTTCAGGCAGCAGAAACCTTGGTCGCGAAGTCACATACATGGAAATTGTTGCGCTGGAATCTTACAAAGGCGGAGGGTACGGGGAAATAAACCGTTTCTTGCGAGGAACACAAGAAGGAGACGATTGGAC